TCAACCTCAGCAGGCTCCTCGACTTCAAGAGAGCGCAGAGGCGCAATCTTGCTCAAGGTGCTGAAGCGGTGGCCGACGCGGGTGTCGGTTTTCATGTAGCCCTCGCCATCTGACTCGGGCCGGAAGACTGCGATTAGAGCCGCAGGGTCTTCTGCAGTGCCGTTGACCGTGAAGGTGCTATCGGGAACATCAATGCCCCCGTCGCGTTCCACGCGCTCGATCTGGCCACGGGCTGTGCCACCCGAGCTATTCCAAGACACGTAGTCGCCAACCTTCAACTGATCAGGCTCTGCACGCTGAATTTCAGCATCCATAGCTTTCTCGTTGGTAGCTGGTTCAAATTCGAGTGGCTCGTAGCCGTTGTCCCTGAGCCACTCGCGTGCTTCGGCTGCGGTGAAACGACTGAGCTTCAAACGAATGGCTTGTAGCTCAGCTGTCCCATCCTTAATGCCGAAGATGAAGTCGACACCCGCACCACCCCGATCATTAGCCCGCCGAAAGCGGTCATATTGAGAAGGGTCACGCAAACGAGCTGCGTGTTCGTTCGGGTAAGGACGCTCGCCAAAGTCCCCGGAAGTCACATCGAATTGAAAAATGTCGATTGTGCCTTCCATAAGAACTTTGACACAGGCTGCCACAAGTCTATCGGCGAAGTTTTTTAGGCTTTCTTCCTACGACTTGGCGACTTAGCGCGAGCAGGTGGAGCGGCATCAGGCTCGGGTGCAGCATCTGGGACCGAAGGAGACGCATCGAGGATGTCCTTGTCCAAAGTGACGCCAGTGGACTGCGCAAGCTCTTGCTCGCGAGCCAGTTCGGTGACGTTGTCGTCGTAATCGCCGCCGGTGTAGGCGATGATCTGCGCCTTCGTCATGTAACCCGCTTGCTCGGCCTCGCGATAGGCCTTGACCTCCTTGAGAGGGTCAACCCAGCTCCAGCCACGAGCCATCCAGCGAGGTGTCTCGTAGCGCTCAGGACGGCCCTCGTAGTCCGCAAAGGGCAGCTCGCCGCTGAGCACCGCAAGACCAAGCCACTCGCGGAAAATCCGCATATGGAAGTTCTCAATCAGATAGTTCTGGATGACGCGCCAGTGCTCCCGATCTTCCAGCAGGCTCAGGCGGCTAGACGAGTAGTTGGTGTCGCTGAAGTCGCGGCTGAGCGTCTCGTAGGAGCAACCAAAGCCCGATGCAAAACGGCGGACCTTGTTTTTGACAAACATCTCGAACTGCTGGTCAGGCGAGCTGATGTTCGGAACAGTGACACTTTCCCCTGGTGAAAGGTACTTATACGTACCAGGTTCGAAGTCACTTACGCGCTGTTTGTTGTCAATGTCGTCCGCAATAAGCTCACCCTCGTTATTAGTGATGAAGCCCATGATTGAGGCCGCGACGCGAGCCCGGACCACTGCAGCCTCCTCGTAGCCCTGCAGCTGATGGGCGTCGGCCATCACGCTGTGGAACCAGGGCACCCCACGGTTTTGACCGGGGCGCTCAGGCATAAACAGGTGAATGACGTCCGCAGCGGGGATGAAGACGTGCTTGTCGTTGCGCTGAGGGGCGTTCTGGAACCAGTAGTCGCCGGGGTGGCGAGTAAGGAAGGCGTACCGCACGGGGCGGCCCCACTCGTTCACCTCAACGCCGTTGCGCCATTCGTTGCTGCGCTCAAGCGTTCCACCCTGGTATTCCTCGTCAAGCAGATCGCTCTCAAGAAGTTGAAGCGCCAAGGGCACCTTGGAGTTGCCGAAGGGGCGGCGAACGATGCGGAAGATTGCCTCGCCGGACTCTGGCAGCGCGCCAGCAGCAAGCCACTCCAGCTGGTGAAAGCTGTAACGACCGCTGACGTCGCAATTTTCAGCCCGCGTCCAAACCTCCCACTTGGACTCGATCAGGTTGTTAACGCGGTCGTCGCGCTTGGTGCCCCGAACCTGCTGCACCTGGGACTGAAGCTTGATGCCGGTGCCGACAACGTTGATCTGGGTGGTCCGCTTGGCCTGCCGCGCATAAGGGTTGTTGCGGACCATCTCGCGAGAGCGGTCGCGCAACTTGCGCAAACTGGTGCGAATCTCAGCGTCGGCGCTGGTCTGAGTCGCCAACCAATCGTTGGTAAGGCGCGAAATGAGTGCCCCCTGGTAGGAGCGACGACGTGGTGCCGGCTGGGGCTGCTGACGCCCAAAGCCCAAGAAGTTGCTAACGCGAGTGCGGAGTCCCATGGCTTAGGCGTTGAAGCGGACGAACATGTTGCGCGGGTTGCCCAAGCCATTAGCAATGAGCTCGGCTTGCTGTTCGCGCTTGACTTCAGCCTTCAGTTTGCCCTCCAGCTGAATCAAATCAGGCAGGTCATACTTCTTCAGATTACGGGTGCCAATCCGGTATTCCTGGACTACGCCACCGTCAACAATTGCGCGGATTGCTGCTTGAACAGCATCCAGATCTTTTTGAGCTTGAGTGCGGCCGTCAAACGCGCCAGGGGTGTCCGAGTAGGACAGGGCAGCCTTGACAACAAAAGAACCGTTGCCGAGCGTCAGCGTCTCGGCAGGATCGGTGCGCGTTGCAATTGCCTGCCAGTACCAATTGCCAGCGTCGAAATCAGCACTAGTGCTAGCTGCAATGGTGAACTCCCAGCCCGTGCCATAAGCCGAGCCGGTAATAGTTGCCCCTTCTAAGGCTGTATTGGTGCGCAGGTAGTACTTGAGCGTCCAGACGCTGCTGGTTACTTCGTTGCCAAATACGTCTGTCGAGGCGTCATCGCGCCACTTGACCGTATCGCCGGCTCGGATCGTCGATGGGATGTTCACGGCCTCACCAGCTCTTGACGAAATTGGCGCGTTTTGGCGCGTTTTGCTGCTTCGATCCTAGCGCTGGCTTTTGTTTAGGTTCATTTCGGCGTTCTAATTGATCCCATATACTTCGCCTGTCATATTTTTGATACAAGCGGTGCAAGCTGGCGTATGCGTAGTTCAGCTCGTCGAGCGCCTCGTTTGGACTCTGGCTCTTCTTAACCCATACGCGCTCGGGGAAGCCATTCCTAAATCGCAGGATCTGGCGTTCCGCTGTCAGCTCCTGGAAGTAGTCAGGAGTGATCGTCGGGAAGAAATGCAAGTAGCCCGGACCAGGGTCGTTGTGCTTGAGACGCCCGAAAAGAAGCGATTTGACTCCATCCACGCCCACAGGAAACAACTGTGCACCTTTCTTCAAGGCCCGGCCGTTGAAGTTGATGTCGACCTTGCTTGATTTTCCGATCACTGGCTTGCCCTTCTGACCCATGCCCTTGATCGCAATGACGCCCAGATGGGCGCGCTCACGGCTGTACTGGTAAACCTCCTGGGTGTGGTGGCCGCCGGAGTCGATGGCGCACACCATCACCCTCATCTCTTCCCCGGCCTCGTTGACGTAAGGCTTCTGCAGCACCTCATCGAGCTGCTTCCACACCTCTGAACGTGAAGGCGCGCCATAGATCTTGACGCGGTCGATTAGCCAGCCTTCCTCTTCGCGGCCCCACGCCCACACAGACAAGCTCAAACGATCGTCCTGGACGTCGCAGCCAACAGTCAGTGCCAAAGCCTCGACAGGCGGCACACCCTGCTTGTATTTCTCTGCAGAAGCACGCTCCATCAGCGCGTCAGCTCCCACCTTGGAGGCGTATTCGTCCTCCCAAACCTCACCCAGCGTGGTGTTGATCCAGGTCTTGAGCTGCTCAGCGTCGTTTTTGGAGTCCAGGAACTCCTCGACCAGGTTTGACCAGGTGGCGTTGGGTGAGTAGCTGTAGGCGGCCCAGATGTGAAAGCCGACGTGCTTCCCGTTGCCAGGCGCAGTCGCCCTCCACTCGCCTCGCTCCACCATCCAACGCTTCTTGCTGTGCGGAATCCAGACGCCGCAGCCCTCGCAGCAATAAGACGCCGTGCTCGGGTCGTCGTCTCTCCAGCGGATATTGCCCCACTTGAGGTATTGCATGAAATTGCATTCGGGACATGGCACGAAAAAGCGCCTCATGTCGCTTTGCTGGAACAACCGCTCCACGCGGCTGAAGTCCTTGATCGTCGGCGTAGAGCCAGCGACGATCTTGCGGTTCCAGT